ACTGCGTACCCAGCCTCAGCGTGGTCGCAACCCCAGTGCCGCTGTAGACCGTCTTCTCAGTTGCGGTCGGCCCGTCGCTGACATGCAGCAACTGGTCGAACGTCTCGTTGATCTTGGTCCCAGTCAGGTTCGTCGGCATATCTCACCCTTATCAGAAACGGGGGGCCGAAGCCCCCCATCCCCTTAGTTGCAGTCAGCCACGATGGCCCACACGCGCATCACCGCCACGTCGGCAGCGTTCACGGTGGTCACGTCGATGGTGTCAGCAGCACCGTAGTACTTGCCGAAGCCGAACGCCGGCGACAGCGTGTTCGGAGCGCCTTCAACCAGCGTCACCGTCGAGGACGAGTAGCCGGCCACGGTGTTAGCGTTCACGCCATCGAGGAAGCCGTCCGGGTCAGCGCCGTCACCGACGTCGATGGTCAGCGTGCCGCCTTCCGCCTTGGTCACGTCGACGCCGACATTCAGGACCTGCGACTTCGCCGGGATACGCAGGACTTCCAGCACGTCGCCGCTGGTCAGGGCGGTGGCACCGGCAGCCAGACGGGCGGCAGTGATGGCGGCGAAGTCGAGGGTGACTTCGAGCACAGTGACCTTGTGCAGACCGTTGTCAACGTAGGCAGCAGCAGTGCCCTTATTGAAGCCGAGGGAGTCAGTATAGGTAGCCATGATGAGAACCTTTCAGAAAGAAGTATGAGGGGGCCGAAGCCCCCTCACGATCAGGCGAGGGTGACGATGCCCTGAGCCAGAGCTTCCGGCTTCACGACCTGATAGCCGTACACCTGAAGACCACGGATGATGTCACCGAACGTGGTGGTCGACCGCAGGGTCTCCATGTTCGTCATCTGCGAGGCGAAGGTGAAGCCCATCTTGTGGCCAGCGATGATGCTGTACTTGCCACCGGCCTGAACCTGAAGGTTGTGGCTCATGTAGATGGTGAAGCGGTCGATCATGCCCAGACGACCGTTACGCAGGATCGACTGCGTGTCGCCGGCCAGCGAGGCATCCTTCAGTTCCGACTTCTTGATGAGACCAGCCATCTTGGCCGGGATCACGAGGAAGCGGTCCGACTCCGGGCAGTTCGCTTCGTCAAGCACAGTGCCCATGTCGACGATCAGGTCGGTCACGTTCACGGTTGACGAGGCACCATCCTTCGACACCGGCACCGGCGAAGCGGTGGTGCCGAGGTTGAAGTTGCCCGAGATGCGACCGGCAGCAGCGCCCTTGTTCAGAGCCGAGATGCCCGGCAGGATGTCGGTCAAGACGCGCTGGTCGATCTTGATCTTCATCTTCTCCGAGGCGTCCTTCGACCACAGGTCCATCATGTTGATGTCGGCCTGCACCTTGTCCACATCGTCTTCGACGCAAGCGAAGTACTCGCCCTTGTCGATCAGAAGCTGGAGCTTCGGCTTGTCGGGGTTCTCGACGGTCAGGGTCTGACCCTTCACGTACTCACGCAGCGTGATTTCCGGCGAGGTGCGGATGTTGACGGTGTCGCCGTACTGGCGGATTTCACCCTCGTAGTCGGTGTTCGAGATCGCCGCCAGCACAGTGGCGTCGTAGAAGTTCTCGATCAGCTTGCCCGACCAGATTTCCGGGATGAAGTTGCCCGAATAGTTCGGACGACCGGGAGCGTTGGGATACGACATGTTCTGAGTCCTTTATCAAGTGTTCACAGCAATGCGACCTTCCCGTTGAGCCGAGAAGATATCGCGTTCAATGCGCGCACGCTCCGTCTCGCGTCCCTTGTACTTACCCGTCCGAACGTCATCATAGAACTTCTTGATGTCCGTCGGTGAGTAGTTCTTAGACTGATTCCCCTGAGGGGCCGACACACTGCGTGAACGACCCGGAGTAACCTGCCTTTCAAGTTCCGACTGCGCCGGTGGCGTAGGCGTGTTCTGAGCAACAGCGGCTTGTCCAGAAGACTCAAGCCAAGTTCGGAAAAACGCGCTGACGCGGTATGCGTCGAGCGATTGCTGGGCGGCTTCGAGGAACGCCTGACGTGTGTTGCCGGTCATCGGATCGAGTTCCAGAAGCCAGTTCTGGAATCCGTCGTTGTTGTTGACCTCCTGCCAGTTCGGGACATACGTGCCCAAGTCAGACCAGAACTGCTGTTCCGCCGACACCTGCTGGCGCTGGGAGACCGCAGTGACCTGCGGCACGACCGTAGCCTGCATTTGTTGGAGGGCGTTCTCAAGCTGCCCAATGCGGGCCATCACCGGGCCGAGCACATCTTGGCTCACCCGACGCATGACGTCGATTGAATCCCCGTACTCCTCGACATCCTTGTCCGTCACGAGACGCTGGCTCTGGGCCTGCGGCTGTGGTGCGGAGTCGGCTGCCTGCTGAGGGACAGGAGACTGCTTTGAGATCGTGGCCAGCAATTCTTCCAACTGCGACACGCGGTTTTCCAGAACAGACTTCTGGCGAACAGTAGCGTTGTACGTTCCTTGGAGAGACCGCCACCTCTGAGCGAAAGTCTCAGAGTTCTCGTTATCCGAGTTTGACGCACCGGTGGTTTGCTCGAACACCGGCGGTTGAGTAGCACCTTCATCACCAAACGAGTCGGTCTGCTGCGGCTCTGCGGTATCGTTGGCAGGCGGAGTCGCTTCGGTCGGGACGGTTCCCGCCGGCTGCTGGCCCGCGTTCGACTGGTCGTAGAACGCCTTAACCTCTGCTGTTTGTTTACGGATTTGCTCTGGAAGTGCCATTGATTTGCTCCGATCTGTGAGCTTGATTGTCGGCTAGGACTTAGCCGCTAAGTTCGGGGCGTCTCGGAGAAACTCATAGAGTTCCTCCAACACTTGGCACCTGCCCTGATAGATGCCAGTGTGTTCAACCGCACGCGGTAGCCGCTCCAGTTCAGCCATACGCCAGTCCGCCAGCCAAGCCATCAGGTCTTGGTACTGACGGCTGACATCAGCCGCTTGACGCACTACCAGCGGGTCGGGTCGCTTCACGCTGCCCTCCCGCTTTGGCGGTTACTGACCGTGTTCCCTTCCATCCCACCCTTGGGAGAACCTGCGCTATCCAGAGCCTGCGGGGCCTGCGGTTGCTGGGCCTGTTGGGCAGCCTGAAGGACTGCCTGCTGGTTCTGAAGGAACGCTTCCTTCTCCCGAGATGGGACGACTTCGTCCACGGGCATTTGCAACCCTTTAGCCACTTCGCGCAGCAGCGCGGCACGGCCATCCTTACCAATAATCTCGATGTCGAAAGGATTGGCGGTTGCGTTGAGGAACTCGATACGGCGCACGTTGACGGTCTCCTTGACCGCCAGATTGACCGTGCCCTTGGGAACCACGGACACGTCACCCTTGATGGCTTCATCAGGGTCGTAGCGCATGTTGTAGACAAACTGCCGATGGACAATCGGCTCGATCACATCGCTGTCGATGTGCATCACTACCTGCCGGATGCCCTTACCCGCCGCGCCCATCAGCATGGACAGGCCCGACGAGGTGCGCCCCGCCCCCTGCACGTTGAGGTCGCCATAGACGTAGGCTGGGATACCGGAGTGATCGTCGGCCAGTCGGCTGAACTTCTCGTACACACCCATCAACTCGGTCGCGCGGCTGTCCGGCTGCGTGAACCGGATCGCCGGTGCCGAGGAACCAGCGGGGTCGTTGACCGTCTGCCAGATTTTCCACGGGCTGAGTTGGGTGATGTCTTCGTTCGGCGGGATGCGGTCGAGGTTGATCTCAACCTGCGGACCCGACGCGATACCCATGTTGTTGACCAGCGCACGGGCTGCTGCGTTGCAGACGCCTTGCAGGTCCTCGATGATCTCAGGGATGCCCTTGCCCCAGAAGGCACCGGGGCACTTGATGAAGCTGGTTTTGGCGTAGGGCTTCTCGCCCAGCGGGTCGTAGTTCAGCACCGCCTTGATGGTGTAGTTGCCCACGATCCAGACGTTGGCGTCGTACTCGCGCGCCGTATCAGGGACATCCTCCTCGGACATACCCCAGTCGCGCAGCATCTTGCCGCTGACCTTGCCCCAGAACTCCAGTGCGTCGAACTCGGTGGTCGGACGCATGTAGGCGTAGAACTTGCGCTCCTCCTCGTCCTTCTGGAGTTCCACGTCTTCGGACACCCATGACTGTCCGTTGCCGACTTCCAACACCTTGCGGATCGCGTCGTCGTCATAGCCCGGCACACCGATCAGGTCAGCCAGTTCCATGCGCGACAGGCGATGATGCTCGAAAAGATATCCCTCGTTGATGTTGCTGATCCCCGGCTCGGGGTAGAGTCGGAACGGATCAACACGCTCATACTCAGGGGCAATGCGCTCGATGGGTTTGACGGTCGTCTTGCCGTCGGGGCCACGATCCCAGCCCAGCGCCCGCTGACGCCGCACGATGGGACCTTTGACGATTGCCGCTGGGAACGTCACCAGATCGGTGATGAAGTCGTTGAACGCAGTGAGCCAGCCGCCTTGGGCGAACTGGTCCTCGATCCGGGTCTTCATCTTGTCAGCCCGGTTCTGCGCCTGCTGGAGCAGCATGAAGCGATACTCTTGGCTGACCAGTTCCTTGAGTTCCAGCATCTGCACCGGGTCCGGTGCCTGCCCAGACGCCTCGACGATGCCGAGCACCTTCTGTGCGAACGCACCCTGTATCTCCTGCGACTGTCCCGGAGACATGTCGGGGATGGGTGTGGCTTCCAAGTCCCACGGCGGACCGCCGGTTTCGAGCAGAATGTCACGCAACCAGCTTTCTGCTGCCCGACACTTCACCTCGGTAATCATCATGTAGACTGTCGAGCCGCCTTGCGCCCTGATCTGGGTCAGCTTGTCGGCCTCGTACTCACCGTTGCGCTGGCGCATGGCGCGCAGCATGATGTTCTCGATGGGCTTCTTGGCCATGCGCGCCGCGTCCCAGCACGCACGAAGATGTGCAGTCAGGCCGAGAATGAGCGGTTGGTTCTGCCGTTCTTGCAGAGCGCGCTCAGTCGCCTCTCGCTCTTGTCGAACGAGTTCGTCGTTCCCGACGACGCGGAGAAAAGTTAGACCTGCCATGTCGGCTCGTAGCTTAACACGTAGAAAGTTACTCTACAACAGACATAAGAAACCCCCCGGTGGGGAGGGCCACCGGGGGGAGGGGAAGGAGCACACCAATGCGACCGAGGAGGAGCGGTCACTAAATGTAGTATCATGGCACGTTATGGGACACAAGAGTCCTATTTCTTGAACGACCCATAGCCGGTGCCGTTCACGCCGTACTTCCGCATGGCCTTAGCCTCTGCGGCCTCGGCGGCAGCCATCCGATTGCCACTGGCGGCACTCTCGGCGGGGGACGGCATCGACGGACGACGGCGCATGGCCTTGGCCTCAGCCGCCTCAGCAGCAGCCATACGGTTCCCACTCGCAACACTAGCGCCAATCGGCGGCATCTTACCCGGCATGTCAGTCTCCTTGAGAGAAGGTGAAAAGTATCATGTCCAGCCTGTCGAGACAACGGGCTTGATCTCTCGCCGCTGGCCGACCTGTGCCCCTGCGAATCCGCTGTTCAGGTGCAGCATGAGGTATTGTAGGGCTTCGGCAATGTGGCTGTGGCTGTTCTTGTCGATGGTGTCGGGCTGCTTCATCTTGTACCGGTAGCCGCCCATCATGGCTGCTTTCAGTGACGTGCAGCGCGGGTCCACCATGAACGCAGGGTCGCCGTCCATCTGCCGCATGAGGTAGTCGTCGACCGCGTTGATGCGCGCAGAGATGTTGTTCGTCCGCGCCGGGATGACCTTGAACCCCTCCGCTTTGATGATGTCGACCACGCTGCGCTCGTCAGTCTGGGCACGCTGCACCCCCGCCGGATCGCAGATAATCATCACCTGACAGCCGGGGAACCGCTCATATAGCAGCGGTTTGACAATCGTACGGAGAAATCTCTGGATGCCCATGTCGAAGCTGACGGCCTCCGCATGGATCAGCGCCCGCCCACGCGGGTCCTGCTGACCGAACACAGCCGCCGGCGTCAGCCCCAAGTCCATCCCGACCAGCACCGTGCGCCCCGCGTAGACCCGCAGCGCCTCCTTGGCCATGTGGTAGTCCGTGCGGAAGTACTTGTAGACCGGGGTGCCCGCGCTCGACAGGCCATACTCCCCGTCGATGAACACCCGGATGTACTCCTCCGACCGCCCCTGCGGATCGTAGTACCCTTCGGGCAGGTTCTCGATGTTCTCCGCGTGAGGCGACCTACCCGACGGCTGCTTGAACACATGCCACCCGTTGTCGTTGGGCGACACCCCGTCCTTGGGGTCAGTGTGCTCCATCATGTAGTACCACCAGCTATCCTGCACTGGCGGGTTGGTATCACAGAAGATGCCATGCCACGTCGGCCCGCCGTCCTTGGCGGACGGGAAGCGACCCACACGCTTGGACAGCGCGTCGATGATGTCTGGGTGGATATCTCTACACTCGTTGACCCATGCGAAGGTCGCTTCGAGGGAGTTCAAGTTCGCCACGTCGTCGCTGTCGTCCAGCGCGCGGAACATAATCTCGCACTCGATGTCGCCCACCTTGAGGTAGTAGGTCTTCTTCGTCCGCAGGTAGTAGCCGCACTGACCCGGCGGGAACCAGTCCATGAACGTCTTGATCGTGGTATCTTCCAACTGCCGCGCCGTCTCGCGCACCACGATGCACCGCGTCCTGCGGATGCCCTGCTCGTTGGGCTTCTGCATACTGGCCCGCCGGATGATCTCGAACGAACAGGTCACGGACTTGCCGGAGCCGACCGGCCCCATGAGCACGCGCATCTTGGCGTTGCTCTCCATGAACTTCTTCCCCGTCGGCGGGGGCGTGTAGAGAATCTCAACTGCCACGGGGGTAGACCCTCATCTGGTACAGCGTCCCTTCCTTCAGCCGCTTGATCCGGATCATGTAGGACCTGCCACTCTGAGCGACGGCGTGTGCCGCGTCCTCAATGGTGGCGAGGCTCAGGGACTCAAAACTCATCGTCGTGGTCGATCTGGTAGAGGTGGGCTTCAGAGTCAGGGATGTTGTCGGTGTCGTAGATTGGGGTGGCGTCGATGACTCGGGCGTCTGCTGGGTTGTTGCCAAGGTTGATCGTGATTCGGACACCGCCGGCGCTGGCATTGCTGTTGTCCTCGGTGTTCTTGGGTTCCAGTCCGGCCCACTTGACCGTGCTCTTGATGAGGTCGGCCTTCACGGCGGGGGACACGCCCGGATCGTGGATCAGCATATAGCTGGTCGTCAGCAGTTCCTCAGCCTGCGCCCGCGCCTTGAGGCGGAAGGTCAGCCCCTTCTCCCTGATCTCGTCGCGGTACTTCTCCACCTGCTTGAGAAACACGGGGTCCTTGTTGAACGCCAGCAGTTGGTTGGCGTCTATACCATGGCGATCCTTGACCTCATCGAGCGTCTCCCCGCTGCCTTCCAGCATGAGGGCCACATCGAACGTAAGTCGGTCCGTCCACTTGGTGAGGTGTAATGGGTGCCTGTCCATGGGGCGAAGATAACACTTGGCTATGGGATGGGGAAGGGGGCTGTCCCTACTCCCCGTGATCGTCTGTGTACCCCAACTCCCGGTACAGCAAATCGCGCACCTTCATAGCCAGTTCGAGTGTGCTATATCTGCCCCCAAACACGGTACCGACGCGAACCCTCCATCCGCCGCTGCTAAAGTCGATGCCGTTTTGCCCAGACGTATTATTCTTAGCGCGGCTCTTGTTCTTCGCGTTGACCGCTGGGGTTGCGACCCTGAGGTTCTCGATCCTATTGTCGAGCGTATCGCGGTTGATGTGGTCCAGCATCCCGTCCGGCCACTCTCCATGGACGACAGCCCACACCACCCTATGAGCGGCGTACTTGCGGCCTTCGATCTTCACTTCCCCGTACGGCTGTCTGTCGTCCTTCTTCTTCCGCAACTGGACATACGCGGGCTTACCCGTCGAGCGCCTGATAAGCACACCAGTGCCGTGGTCGTACGTAAAGTACGCTTGGAAGTTCACATGTTTTGCGTTCGTCATAGGGGGGTATGTACAGGACTGGCGCGGTTGGGTCAATACCCCCCTTGGTTTTTTGGGGTCTTGTTCTGAGAGGGATACTATCATACCGGGGGCGTCGGTTTTCTCCAGTCCAACCCCCCCCCATGCCTGACTGTTTAGCCTGCGTTTGCAACGGCTTAGGGCAAGCGCCGCTACCTAGGGAAACGGGCAAAACTAGACTTCCCCGTCAGGTTATGGTCTAAGGAAAGGGTCAGCGGCGCACGACGCACCGCAGACAGGGAGACGGGTTCACAAGCCCCGAACCCGCTCTTTGACATCGCTAGGGGCTTTATAACGTGGAGCATTACCATGGCTATGAAGCGCAACGAACAGAAGGCCGAGTTCACCAAGATGCCCTTGGAGAACATGTCAGCACCGGTCCGCCAGAAGGCGGAAGCGTGGCTGAAGGCTGACGCAGCGGCGAAGGACGCCAAGAAGGCGTTCCAAGACACTGCATCGGCGGCGGCCCGCAAGGCCAAGGTGATCGGCGCAAGCCAGTATCTTGCCTTCGGTATGGGTTTTGGCGGTATCCCCGCCTACACCATCAAGGACGTGGAAGCCCCCAAGGCTGCCACTGCCACGGCAGCCGGCCCGAAGTTCTAAGTCAAAGACGGACGGGAGGCAGCGCAAGCTGCCTCCCAAGTCCCCTAACCTACGGACGCACACCATGCCTGATTATGACAAGGGCTACACCGTCGTTTGGTACGAAGGGTGGAGCGAGTACCGCAAGTGGTTCGCCACTGAACATCAAGCGCAAGAGTACGTCGACGCCACGGGCATGGACCCGGACGAGTTCGACATCGTAGAGGGAGTTGTACATGCTTAAGCTACTCGAACTGGCAGCGATGCCACTGACGATCCTGTTCTTCCTCGGTGTGTGGATCGGCACCAACTGACCCTGACCCCACTGGCTTCGGCTGGTGGGGTTTTTTCGTGTCAAGTTATCAGGTGTCAAGTTTCGAGGTCGCTATCGCTCCCCATACGTCGGGGGTCTGTATCTCGCGCGTGTTGCAGCGCCGTTATCGACTGCCTCGATCATGCGATTATACAGTCGGGGGGCCGTAACTTTACAATAATCTAGAAAATCTATAGCCCATATCGTGTAATTTCAATGACTTAGCACTTAACTATACAACCCTGTATACCGATAACTTGACACGACGGATGTGTGTAAAGTTAGGCGTAACTTGACACGTGATACGCGGAAAAAGTGTAAAGTTAGCGTGTAAAGTTAGCGTTTTACCAAGGAAAAACAGTGGGTTAAGCCACAGGCATCCGGCAGAAATCGATTCTCTATATAATATAGATAATCTGTTTAATACATAGAACATTTGTAGAACATACTATGTTTTGCTGTTTTTAGGAAAATGAAACTTTACATGTAAAGTTACGCAACCCCTAAAAAACTTGTGGTGTTAAGTTTCGCGAGTAGATTATTTAGATCAACCTAGCAATATCAATGACTTAGCCGTGTCAAGTTAGCTCATTTCCGGATTACACCCCCAGAAACTAGATTATATACTAGATTGTAAAGTTACATAGCCCTATTACGAAAAAACCCAGCGAAATCAACGGCTTGCGCCGAAACTTGACACGCCGGGCCGGCTGGCCTAGGTTTGGCTGGCCCGAAGCGGCGACCCGGTGTAAAGTTACACGGGATTACACACCACCACATACCGGAGGCTATCATGCCAAAGAAAGTATACACCTCGTTCAGTGATCTACGTGACAACGTGTTCAGTTCCTCGAAACTTGACACCAAGACCCTCAAGGTCTGCACCATCCGCCGTAGCTACCTGTCGTCACAGGATGCGGTCTATGACTGGCGTGTTGGTCACGATCTGCTGGTAATTGACACCGACAGCCCCTTCAATGGCTGCACCCTCAGCGTTCTCGATACCCCTGTTCTCCGTCAGAATGGCTACACTGACCTGTCCATCAGCTACAATCGTGGCCTTGAGCCGGTTGCTCTGCCGCTGGTTCGGGAGGTGTTCTGATGCGTATCGGTAACTGGCTACTGGTCGACAAGGCCACCAACGAACCCGTCAACAAGGGTGACACCATCACTGACTTCCGTGGAGAGATGCACGTCCTCCATGATGCTACCCCACCTCGCAAGCCCGGTGCTGCTGGTTATGCCACTGTAATCTACACCGGCAACGACGACCGGCAGCATTACCACCAGTGCTACGTCAGCGTTTACAACCTCAAGTGGATCGAAGGAGCCGCTCAATGACCACCGACCTCGCTAACCGCACTCTCGAACTGTCGTTCGGTGAACATCTCCCCATGCTCAATCTCACCTGTGGTGGGAAGAAGTTGTGGGAGGCTGTGGGATATCTCTCTGTATGGGCTGCATCCAGTGATCGCTATCGCCACTGCCGCATCATCGGTGGTGTCTACGGTGATGTGCCGGAACTGACAGCGACCTACTGGCGGGAAGAACACGCTGCCCATAACGTCAACGACAACCCCATCACTTTCCAGATGGGTGCTGTCTGGCACCATGACGGTGGCCCTGATGGCGAGGGGTACTTCTCGTTCCATAGCTAGTCGAAACCGGCCTAGTGCCGGTCTGTGGGTAATGACCATCCCACACTGATGAGACAGGTCACACATGGAGAAGTCTATGACGGATACCACCAAGTCCACCCGTGTCGGTGGACACAAAGTCCGACAGTTCGTTCAGAACCGGCAACCGTTCCACAACAGCGGCAGCAACTATAACCATCCCAAGGGCAGCACCCTGTGGGGAGAGCAGCTTACCCCTGACCTCTACATGGTGTTCAGCTATTGCCTCAGTTGGCCCCTCTATGCCTGCTGGAAGGGGGTGTGGTTCAAGAACGAGGACAAGTACGGTCCTACCACCAGCAAGCACAGCAGTCAGGCTCACCCCCTCGGTAAGTGTGTCCCGCTGTCACTGGCACAGATGTACCAGATATATTCCTACAGCCAGCCATCGACGGCTGCCATGGTGGAGGCTGCCAAGCTGAAACTTCTCTCTGACCCCAACGACATCGCCATCGTTACCGAGGAAAGGATCACAGCATGAGCCTACATCCCCTGTTTCTGATCCTCTACGCCATGCTGGGGGTTCTCACTTGGTGGGCTGTATCATCCCACCTCACCACCTTCGTGGTGGCCTACGCACTGCTGGCCGTCGGCTTGGCAGTGATCCACTACGCCTATGTCAACGACCTCAAGAGGAGCGAGACCCATGACGACGACATCGACTGGGATATCTGAGAAGCGCAAAGCGGCGCTGATCGAGCAGCACCGTCACATTAACGTCGACTATGACTGGTGGGACTGCACCTACGACGACTTCATCGAGACAGCCAAGGCCAAGGGGTTCTACACCACAACCAAGGACATGTCTTTCAGCGGGTTCTGGTCACAGGGTGACGGTGCCTCCTTCACTGGCGGTGTCGATGTGCCGGCTTTCATTGCCTACGTTAAGGCGGAGAACGCCAAGCTGGTAGCTGAGGGCAAGACTGCCCCCCTCGACCCCTACCCATGGATCGACAAGCTGTACCAGCACGGTAGCGACATCGAGATCAAGGTTGTTCGCAACAGCCGTCACTATGCCCACGAGAACACCTGTGGGATCGACATCGGGTTTGCCGGGTCGTTCGCTTACATGCTCGACGACGGTGACGATGAGACCCGTAGTGCAGTGCTCGGAGCATGGGACGAAGCACTCAGCGCCGACATCGACCAGCTTGAGAAGGACATCGAGTCGACACGCTATGCCTTGTGCAGAGAACTCTACCGGTCACTGGAGTCAGAATATGAACATCTCACCAGCGATGACGCTGTGTGGGACACCATCGAAGCCAACGATTTACACCAAGAGGAGGACGACGAATGAGCCGACTGACCAACAGCATCCGTGAGGAAATGGCCCGCAAACTGGTGGCCTATCGCTACACCAACGACGCCAAGGAACTGGTGCAACTGAACCGCAAGCTGGCTGACCGAGCCTATGCCTACCTCTACTCCAAGGAAGTGCTGGCAGCGATGGCGGTGGTGAACAAACACTTCCCCGACGCCTTCACCGTGACCAGTGACTACAGGGGTATGCCGGTCAACGCCGGCGGTTACAGGGTCAACATCGGCGGCAATCTCCATAGCCGTTGGGTGAGGATCGAGCAGGCCAAGCACGACGGGTACAAGATCGCCGGTCGCTACACTGAACACGGCATCACCGACGAGGCGCTGTCCGAGGAGATCAAGAACTTCGCCACGCGGTACAGGCAGTTCGATGATCTCTGTGCAGCGGCATACAGTGAAGCCATGGCAGTGCTGAGCACCTGCTCCACCGGCAAGAAGCTGGCAGCAGCGTGGCCTGAGGCTATGCCTGTCATCGGTGATCTCATCCCTGAGGCTGACCGGACGCTGCCCACTGTGCAGGTTGCCGATGTCAACGCCAAGTTCGGCCTGCCCCCTGAGTCCAAGGCTGAGTGATTGTGTATCGCTTAACTAAAATAAGGAACGACAGACAATGACAAACGTATCTGCACAACTCCGCCTGTTCACCCTCCGCAAGTGGCGCAAGGGGCCGGTCATCACCGACCAGTTCGGAGACGTGATCTACTACGACAACAAGATGGAGGCGAAGCTGGCTCGTGACCGGATCAGGGGCACCACCGTGGTGTCCTACGGCCCCGACCACCACCTGTACGATGTCTGATCCGGCCATCCTCTGGAGCCTACGGCTTGCACCAGCCCGAACCTTTTCCGGCATCGGCATCGGCATCGGCAACGGCCACGGCAACGGTCACGGCTATGGCGGCTACGGCTACGGCGGCGGCGGCGGCTACGGCTACGGCAACGGCATCGGCATCGGCTACGGCTACGGCATCGGCATCGGCTACGGCTACGGTCACGGCGACGGCGACGGCGACGGCTACGGCGACGGCTACGGCAACGGCATCGGCATCGGCTACGGCTACGGCATCGGCATCGGCTACGGCTACGGCGACGGCGGCGGCATTAGCAGGACCTACGAAGCATAGGAGATACACATGGACGATCACTTCAAGACAGCCTGCATCATCGTCGGGACAGCAGGTTTCGTCTGGTACGCACCGACAGTGACCGACAACGGGGAGTATATGATGCTCACCAAGGCACGGATCATCCGTGTCTGGGGTACTGACCAAGGCTTGGCACAACTTATCCCCGGCCCCCGCAAGGAGACCGTACTCGATACACCCGGAGATGTTGTACTGGCCAAGTCTGCCTTCCTGTTCGCCATCCCATGCAAGACATGGCCGTGATCCTCTGGAGCCTACGGCTTGCACCAGCCCGAACCTTACCCGGCAACGGCAACGGCTACGGCATCGGCTACGGCAACGGCTACGGCGACGGCGGCGGCTACGGCGGCGGCTACGGCTACGGCGGCGGCTACGGCGGCGGCTACGGCTACGGCGGCGGCTACGGCAACGGCGACGGCGGCGGTCGAAGCACAACTTACAAAGCATAAGTAACTCAGTAGCTTAGCGTACCAACCAACGAACTTTCAAAGGGAAAACACCAATGCGTCCTGCACTTCTCAAGACCACTCTCATGTCGATGTTCCGCCGCCAGCGTACTGTCTGCATCGAAGGCCCACCCGGTGGCGGCAAGACCACCATCGTCAAGGACGTGGCCAAGGAACTCGATGTTCCCTACATCCACCTCCACATGCCGCTTCGCAAGGTCGAGGACTTCGGTATGCCCAAGTTCAACGACGACGGCACCCACTTCTTCACCGTGCCAGACTGGTTCCCATCCGTTGGCTCTGCCCATGACACTGGCAAGGGCGGCATACTGTTGCTGGATGATCGCAACCAAGCCGATGCAGACATCCAGAAAGTTATCGCCAACATCTGCCAAGAGCGTGAGCTTAACGGCTTCAAGCTGGCCGATGGCTGGCAGGTGGTGTCCACTGGTAACAGGCAGCAGGATCGTGCCGGTGCCAACCGTGTGCTGGGGCATCTCGGCAACCGCGAGACTGTGTTGGAGTTCGAGACTGACCTCAACGACAGCACCGACTGGATGATGCGTAACGGTGTCAAGCCGGAGGTTGTGGCGTTCCTGCGCTTCCGGTCTGGTCTGCTGCATGACTACGATCCGCAGCGCCGCAGCAATCCGACACCCCGTTCATGGGTCGAGGGTGTCAGCGATAACCTCGGTGTTGTGCCCGCTGAGGCAGAGTACGAGGTGTTCAAGGGCGATGTCGGTGAGGGTGCAGCGGCAGAGTTCACCGGGTTCATGCGTATCTGGCGCAAGCTGCCCAACCCTGACGCTGTGCTACTCAATCCGACCACCTCTGAGGTGCCGACCGATCCGGCTACCCTGTACGCCCTGTCTGGATCACTGGCACAGCGTCTCACCGTGTCCAACTTCGACCGTGCTGCACAGTATGCTGAGCGTATGCCGGCAGAGTTCTCTGTGCTTATGGTGAGCCTCGCTCTCAAGCGTGACCCCATGTTGGCGTCGACACAGGCGTTCATCCAGTGGTCGCTCAAGCATCAGGACGTGTTGTTCTGAGATGCGACCTAAGGTTGCATACGAATGGCTGGCGTTTCTCAGGGAGCGCCAGCCCCACAAACGGCTGGAGTTACAGCACCTGTCGAACCTGATGGTCAGTCACAGGTACCAGCAACAACATGCCACCAACAGGCTGCGTACTCTGGCCACCCAGTACCCTGATCTATGGATCGTATTCCAAACCCAGCAGCGGTTGCTGGGTAACTTCACAGCGGAGGACTTCCAATGAAGCTCAATGATCGTGCCCTACTGGTATCTCTCGGTGTGTCCGAGTGGACTGCCAAGAAACTGGACAAGCGTGTGACCAAGCAGGTCGCCACCGATAACCGTGCCAGCAGCAAGGCTGGTCGGTACAACAAGTCTCTGTTCCCCATGAATGATCTGCTGGAGAACGTCCACGGAAAGACCCGTGTCATCCGTGCCGAGTTGACCAAGAACACCTTGCCTTGGGGCATCGACGGCACCCGCATCCTGCCATCTAAGAACTACCTCCAGTTCATGACCCAGTTCCGTCGTGAGAAGGGCGAGTGGCAGACGTTGGTGCGGGAGTTCCTCGACAACTACGATGCGCTGGTCGACGAGTCCAAGCGGTGGCTCGGTGACATGTACGAAGCCAACGACTACCCGCCTGTCGATGCCGTGGCCAAGAAGTTCAAGATGGACATGGCTGTGCTGCCTGTGCCGACCAACGACTTCCGTGTGGAACTGGCAGACGATGAGATCGCCCGCATCCAAGAGGACTTGGAGGCACGGATGGCGACGGTCCAACAGGAAGCGATGGCTGACTGCTGGCACCGGCTGCACAAGCACGTCGAACATATCGCCACCAAGATGGCTGACCCGGCGGCTATCTTCCGCGACAGCATGATCGACAACGCACGAGAGACCTGTGATCTCTTGACACGTCTGAATGTTTCTGATGATCCTCACCTTGAGGACATGCGGCAACAAGTGGAGGCGAAGTTGCTTAGCCATCACCCCGATGTGTTGCGTACTGACCTCGACCTGAGGGCTGACGCTGCGGCTGAGGCACGCAAGATCATGGACGCCATGTCGGTGTTCATGGGCAACTGATTACCAACCGAGGAGGACACACCATGACTGACATCAAGACTGCGTTCATCAGCAAGATCGCCACCCAACTGGGCAACCTCAACGCCAAGTACATGATCGTCACCGAGGCAGGTGACGTCGTTAGCAACGACAAGGGGTTCGTCTACAACCCACCGGTCAAGTTCGGTGCGCCGGCTCGGTACGTGGATAGTTATCTGGAGACGATGAAACCGGGTGACGTGATCCAGATTCCCTACCCGCACGACATCCCGGCGGACAAGGTCAAGCAGGCGGCATCGTCACGCTGTTATACCATGTTCGGCAAGGGCAACTACCTGACCCAGAGCCACGACACCTACGTCGAGGTGCTTTGCACCGACATCGACCCGGCCAAGTAAGGAGGACACACCAATGACCGACATCAAAGCACTGGAGCGGCGCTTGGCCAAGGCCAAGACATCACTGATCCTTGAGCATCCGTTCATCGGGACCATCGCTCTCAACATGCAGTACATCGTCACCCCCGACGTGCCGACCGCTGCCACCAACGGCAAGTACATCAAGTTCAACCCGGACTTCATCGACCCGCTGTGTGATGAGCAGCTTAAGTTCCTCGTGGCACACGAGTGCTTCCACCCCATGTTCGAGCACAACTACCGCCGTGGTACCCGTATCCCCGGCAAGTGGAACCGTGCCGCTGACTACGTCATCAACCACCACCTCGTGGCCGAGAAGATCGGCAAGTTCATCGACGGCGGCTGTCTCAACCCCAACCTGTACAACGCAGGCAACGGCACCAGCGACGGTATCTACAACCTGCTGCCCGATGAGCCTGACGATAACAGTGACGCCTACGATGACTGCGAGGACGGCGGTGCCACCGAGACGGAGCGGCAGCAAGCACAGGCAGAGATGCGTGTACAAGTTGCTCAGGCAGCACAGGCTGCCAAGATGATGGGCAAACTGTCGGCCAACATGGAGCGGCTGGTCGGTGAGATACTCCAGCCCAAGGTCAACTGGGCTGACGTGCTACGCCAGTTCATGCAGAAGATCAGCGCCGGTGGTCGGTCATACGAGCGGCCTAACCGCCGCTTCCTGCACCAAGGTGTCTATCTGCCCGGTCCGTCCGGTGTCACGATGGGTCCGCTGGTGTTCGCTGTCGACTGCTCTGGTTCCATCACTGCCGAGCAGATCAGCCAAGCTGCCGGTGAGATCACCGCTGTGTTCGAGGACTTCGCTCCTGCTGCACTGCACGTGGTCTACTTCGACAGCGAGGTGTGCCACTACGATGTGTTCACCCGTGATGAGGAGCCGGTCATCAAGCCGCACGGCGGCGGTGGTACTGCCTTCAGCCCTGTGTTCCGGCACATCGAGGCCAACGACATCGAGCCGTGCGCTTGCATCTTCCTGACCGATTTGTACTGTTCCGACTTCGGTCCGGAGCCGGACTACCCGGTGCTGTGGGTCAGCGATGGCGCTGACAAGGCACCCTTCGGTGAGGTGGTAGCATGGAAGTAGTAGACCACGGTGTGTGTGAGTGTGACTACTGCAAGAAGATCAACGAGTTAGTTGATGAGGTAGGGGAGATAGTAGACGGCTACACAGTCAGAGATATTGTGACAGCCTTCTGCCAGATACTCAGCAGCATAGGAGATGAACTCCCGGTGGATAACCGGGAGTTTGCTGCCGGGATATACACAACAATGCTTGCGATGATGGAGGATGAAACCAATGGCGACTGTACGTATAACTAAGGAACTGTCCGAACGCTTGGTCCGACTCGGTGATCTACCGTTCAGCCAACAGTACGACAAAGCCAGAACTGCGGCGTCGTTCGACCACTACGGTGAGGCGGTGTGGGGTGCGCTCTGGATGGAACATGCCAGCACCGTGAAGTCGCTGCCTGAGTATGCTTTCCAGCACACACTGAGCCTCAACGTGCGTGTCCCTGTTGGTGATGGCCACCGTGATATCACTATGTCACTGCCGCAGAGGATGCCGGTGCCCGCCGTGTTACCCGACAACGCCCTGATCGAAGGGTCTGCGTCGTGGGACGCTCGCTTCATCAAGCTGCGTCCTGTCCCGCACTGGGATGGGCTGGTCGGTGAGGTCACGGCGTGGGTCGACACGCTGAATACTATCGACTCACAACGCAAGGCGTTCCGGCGAAACTTGGAGAAACTTCTCGGTGCGTACTCCTCACTGGCCCCGGCACTGAAGGCTTGGCCCCCGCTGTGGGACCTGCTGCCCGACGATGTGAAGGAGAAGCACAAGGACGTGACCAAGCGGGAGAAGAAGGAGGTTGCACTGGATGGCATCGACCTCTCCTCGATGACCGCCACCCTCACTGTACGCAAGCTGCTGGGCGGGTCCTGACACCATGCCCCTCGATGTCATAGGACTGAAGGCTCGTGCGTTCCGGTATACCTTTCTGCTGACGGGTGTCGCGGACTATACATTGAGGGGCAAAGGCCGCAGCCGCACCGTGGTGGAGGCAAGACAGGCGCTGATGTTCGCTCTGTGGGACGGAGGGATGTCTTACTCTGCCATCGGTAGGCTGCTGGGCAAGCACCACACCACCATCATGCACGGGGTGAAGCAGGCTGTGATCCTGCGCGAGAACCACTCAGCGTTCCGCGACCTGTGTGGGGTACTGAGGCGGTTGATATTTAACGAAGGAGGGACTGACAGTGGCGAAGGGTGTGATCGTACAGTGGACACCAGAGATGGACGAGAAGCTCAAACAAATCTGGCCAGTGATGAAGCGGCATGAGGCAGCACGTGAGATGAACACCACCGAGTCCAGCCTGTACCGCAGGGCACAGACGCTCGGCCTTGAGATGACGAGGGACAAGGCATCACTCGGTGGACGTGTCGACACCGACAGCACCCGTGATGTGAGGGCCACACGTGAGTTCGAGAAGGCATACCGCACCGCTGCCAAGCGCAACGGCTGGCTGTCTGTCACTGACTATAGGGGATATGCAGGATGAGTGACCCGCTCGACACCCAAGTGGGGGGCGACCACTACAAGCTGGCGATTCAGCCCATCGAGTACATCCATGCCAACAAGCTGGGGTTCGTCGAGGGGAACATCGTCAAGTACGTCACGAGACATCGTGACAAGGGCCGGGCGCAGGACATCCGCAAGGTGATCCACTACGCCCAGTTGCTGCTGAAGCTAGAGTACGGAGAGACGGAATGACTACGATCACGCAGGAGCAGTATGATGTGGAACGGGTGATTGCAGCAATGCGCGCTGTTCAAATGCACGTCGGCGGTCACGAAGTCTGCGTGGCCAAAGACGCGCAACTAACGGACGACGAAGTTGCCGAACTGGCCCGCGCTGCAATGGCCGCCACGCGCGAAATTGATGCAGAGGCTCTGCGTAACGTCGCGGAGGAATGGCCTTATTTGTCGGCACAAGAAAACAAGCGCCGCGAAACGATGCTGAGCATTGCCGCCGACTGGCTGCAACAACGCGCGCTAGGTGCGCCATGAAAGTCGTACTCAACCCTAACCACTTCCGTATCAGGGCGAGGCGGGAAGACGGCACCATATGGCTAACGCACGAGAAGATCGGGGACCCGGTGCGCCCGGTGAAGGACCTGACGAACGAGATACTTCTCTGCCTGTGTGCTGACCTGAACGGGGTCGACGGCACCAAGAAGGTCGAGCGGTCCGTCATGTTCAACGACGGGTGGAAGTGTAAGGTAACGGTGGAAGTGGAGGGAGATAACTGATGGACATCTATACGATAGATTGGGAAACTCACTATACACGGGAGTATAGTTTATCCCGCCTGACAACCGAAGCCTACGTCCGGTCGCCGCTGTTTGAGGTGATCGGCATGGGCATCAAGAAGAACGACGGCCCCACCAAGTGGGTACCCAAGCCGCTGGTCAAGCCGTTCCTCGACACCATGCGCCCGGTGCTGGAGAAGGCAGCGGTCCTCTGCCACAACACGGCGTTCGATGGGGCGATCCTGTCGTGGCACTACGACATCAAGCCGACGCTCTGGTTGGATACCCTGTCGATGGCCCGACCGATCCACAGTGTGGACGTGGGCGGCAGCCTCAAGGCGCTGGTGGCGTACTATAATCTGGGGGCGAAGGGTACCGAGGTGGTGAACGCCCTCGGCAAACGATACGCAGACTTCTCTCCACCCGAACTGGCCGCCTACGGATCGTACTGCATCAACGATACCGAACTGACATACGCCCTGTTCCACAAGCTGAAGCCACAGATTCCGACGCACGAGTTGCTGGTCATCGACCAGACCATCCGCATGTACACCGAGCCGACCATCGAACTGGATGTGGACGCACTGCGGGTCCACCTTGCCAACGTCGAGGAGAACCGGGCTGCACTGTTGCGTGAACTGGCCGACGCCATGGGGCAGGGGGCAGACGTGGATTTGGCCACGGTGCAGACCACCCTGATGAGCAACAACAACTTCGCCACCCTGCTCACGGCACTCGGCGTTGACCCGCCGATGAAGGTCAGCCCCACCACAGGGAAAGAAACCTATGCGTTCTCCAAGACCGACAAGGGACTGACCGATCTGCTGGAACACCCCGACGACCGGGTCAGGGTGGCAGTGGAGGCACGGCTGGGTACCAAGTCCAGCATCGAGAGGACCCGCACCGAAGCGTTCATAGGTATCTCTCAGCGTGGTAGCCTGCCCATCATGCTGAACTACTATGGTGCCCACACCGGGCGCTTCAGCGGTGGCGACAAGGTCAACCTCCAGAACCTACCGAGCCGGGGTAACGTCACCCTGCGGCGCGCACTGGTGGCACCGGAGGGGCACAGTCTCTTGGCCTGCGATAGCAGCCAGATCGAGGCGCGCACCGTGGCATGGCTGGCTGGGCAGGACGACCTGCTGGCATCGTTCACTGCCGGCAACGACGTGTACTGTGAGTTCGCCTCGGAAATCTACGGACGCACCATCACCAAGGCTGACACCAAGGAACGCTTCGTCGGTAAGACGGGCATCCTCGGGCTGGGTTACGGCTGCGGCTGGGCCAAGTTCAAGGAGATGCTGCGCGTCCAAGCCAAGGTCATCATCGACGACAACGAAGCGCAGCGGATCGTCGCCATCTACCGACAGAAGTACCACATGATCTCCCGCCTCTGGGTGCTGTGCAACAGTGCTCTGGGGACCATGCTCAACGGTGGCAGCGGCGACATCAACGGTATACTTAAGTATGATGCCGATGGGTTCTACCTACCCAATGGTATGCGGCTTGGGTACATGGGCCTGCGCCAGAGCAACAACGGGTACGGGTATATCAATGACGCCCGGACCTACCGCAAGATGGTGGAGATGCGGCTGCGTGGTGAGACGGTCAACGACCTGCTATGGACAAAGATATACGGGGGCAAGGTGGTGGAGAATCTGGTGCAGGCGCTGGCCGGCATCGCTGTCCGTGAGCAGATGGTGAAGATCAAACTGGCTGGCTACCACGTCGCCTTCCAAGTCCACGACGAGAACGTCATGGTGGTACCTGACGACCAGTTGCCTGCTGCCACCCAGCGGATCGAGTGGATCATGTCCACCGCTCCCAAGTGGGCACCCAACCTGCCCGTCGCATGTGAGTACGGCGTGGCCAAAAACTACGGGGACTGCTGATGAAACTGTCGCACTCATACTCGGCGCTCAAGCAGTTCGAGAACTGCCCGCAGCGGTACTACCGCCAGCGTATCCTCAAGGACATCAAGGATGAGGGAGGCGAGGCCAGCAAGAACGGCGAACGCATCCATACGGCGTTCGAGGTGCGCCTCATGGAGAACACGCAGTTCTCCAAGGATATGTCTGCGTATGAACCGCTGTGCCAGAGCGTCGAGAAGCTGGCCAGCGACGGCGGACAACTGCTGGTCGAGAAGGAACTGGTGCTGAACGAAAGCCTCCAGCCTACAGGCTGGTGGGACAAGGACGCATGGCTCCGCTCGAAGCTGGACGTGCTGGTGCTGAAGGGGGAGAAGGCTGTCGTCCTCGATTGGAAAACCGGCAAGCGCCGGCCCGACTTCTTCCAGATGCAGATGTTCGCAGCGCAGGTGTTCAAACACTACAAGAACGTCCAGATCGTACAGACATCTCTCGTGTGGCTGGGTGATGCCAGCATGGACAAGCAGGCGTACAATCGCATCGACATGCACACCATCTGGCAGGCCATCGAGAGCAAGATCACACGGATCGAGCAGGCTGTCGAGCATGACAACTGGCCGGCGCGACCGAGCGGCCTGTGCAATTACTGCCCCGCCAAGCCGACGTGTAAGTGGGCGCGGTGAAAATAGTAGTTGACACGTATGTCCAACAGAGTAGGGTGACACATGGGAGTGACGACCCCCGAAGGACGTATCAAGCAGCGCCTCCGCGCGATGCTTCTGCGTCATAAGGTATGGTTCTTTCTGCCCGGTAACAACGGGTTCGGTAAGTCCGGCATCCCCGACTTCATCGCCATTGTGCGCGGTGTGTTTGTCGGGATCGAGGTGAAGGCGGACCGAACCAAGAAGCCCACGGCCCTGCAATACAAGTGCGCGAAGGAGATACGCGCCGCAGGGGGTGTCTGGTTCTTGGTCTACGACGACGAGACGATCCGAGGAGTGGAGGAGTTTATCTGTGCTGGTCATCGAGAAAGCGAAGGTGCTGGCGCTGAAGCTGGGTAAGCCTGAGCGCGTACTAGAATCCATACCTACAGCTAGGACTATCAATGTGCGCGGCGTCGATCTGGTGGTGGCACCCCACCGCTTGGATGAAGTGCGCGTCCTCAACAACATCGGCATCCGCGCGCCGTCCCCTATCCTGTACTACTACGACTGGCCGGGTAAGTTCACCCCGTTCGACCACCAGCGGGAGACGGCTGCCTTCCTGACCCTGCACCCCAAGTGCATCGTGCTTAACGAGATCGGCACAGGCAAGACGCAGTCGGCACTGTGGGCAGCGGACTATCTGCTGTCCAAGGGTGTCATCAAGAAGGTGCTCATCATGTCCCCGCTGTCCACACTGGAGCGGGTGTGGGGTGACGGTATCTTCATGGGGTTCCCGCACCGGAAGTTCGTCGTGTTGCACGGCTCTGCCGAGCGGCGGCACCGGCTGATGAAGCAGGACGTAGACTTCTACATCGTGAACCACGACGGCTTCCCGATCATATCCAAGGAAGCCACGGGTATGTTTGACCTTGTGATCGCTGACGAGGCGGCGGTGCTGCGTAACCCCAGTACCCAAAGGTTCAAGCAGTTCCGCAAGTGGATGGATGCCAACCCGGAGACACGTCTGTGGTTGATGACGGGCACCCCGACACCGAACGAACCCACCGATGCTTGGGCTTTGGCCCGCCTGATTAACAGCCCGAACCTGACGCTGACCTTCACGGCTTTCCGTGAGACCGTCATGCAGAAGATGGGGCAGTGGCGTTTCGTGCCCCGGTCTGACGCCACTGAGATCGTGAAGAACGTGCTGCAACCTGCGGTGCGGTACACCCGTGAGGAGTGCTTCGACCTACCGGAGACCATGCTCCAGACCCGCAAGGTGGACCTGACACCGGAGCAGAAGCAGCACTACCAGAAGATGGTGAAGGAACTGGTCACTGAGATCGGCAGCGACGGTATGATTAGCGCCGTGAACGAAGCGGTCAAGGTACAGAAACTTATCCAGATAGCGTGTGGCGTGGTCTACGGCGACGACGGCCAGCACATCGAGCTTGATGCCGGACCCCGTGTCAAACTGGTGAAGGAGATCATCGAGGAGGCAGGGGAGAAGGTCATCCTGTTCGTGCCACTGACAGGCACACTGCACATGCTGGAGAAAGAACTCTCCAAGCACTGGACGGTAGGCGTGGTCAACGGCGAGGTATCATCCTCGAAGCGAGACGTGATCTTCAAGAACTTCCAAGAGGCGAAGGACCCGCGTGTCCTCATCGCCCACCCCGGCACCATGGCGCACGGTCTCACTCTGACCAGTGCGTCGACAATCATCTGGTACGGCCCGATCACAAGCAACGAGGTGTATGTCCAAGCCTGTGGTCGGATCGAACGGATCGGTAAGAACAAAACATCGAACGTGATCCACATCGAGGCAACCGACTTGGAGCACAAGATGTACGACCGACTGAGGAATAAGCAGAAGATACAGGGACTTCTGCTGGACTTGATAAGAGAGGAGACCAAGCGATGACAGTGAAGGTGGATGCCGCAATCGCGGTGTACCTAAAGCTGCGCGAACAGAAGGCGCAGATCGAGAAGGCAGCGAAGGCGGAGGTCGAGAAGCTGGAGCGTGACATGGACAAGCTGACCTCGTGGCTCAAGATACAGGCAGACGAGACTGGTGTCGCCAGCTTCAAGACACCCGCTGGCACGGCGTTCCTCAAGGCCACGGACTATGCGTCAGTGGCGGACTGGGATGCAGTGGTTAAGTTCGTCAAGGAGAACGACGCCTACGACATGCTGACCAAGGGCGTCAGCAAGGTAGCAATCCGGGAGTACATGAACGAGACCAAGGAACTCCCGCCCGGCGTGAACTTCGGCACCAAGATCGAGGTGCAGGTTCGCAAACCCACCAACAAGGAGGACTGATGATCGACTGGCTTAAGCGTTGGCTCCGTAGGCCACCGAAGAACAAGTCTGAGGATGAGGATCAGTTGGAGTTACCCTTCGATCCCCCGCTCCCGCACTTCCCACCACCACCCTTCAACCAACCGCACGTCTAACCGCTCATCACAGGAGAATATATGAGCAACGCAATCATCCCCGCTAACATCCAAATCCCCGCTCACCTCGCTGCCCGTATGCAGCAGCCGTCGGCACTGGCCGCCTCACTGGCTGCCGGTCTGGGTTCGGGTTCCGACTATCCCCGCATCAGCATCAAGGGTGCCCGCTTCCGCATCGTCGAAGGCAAGACCGAGACCGTGCTGGACGAGACCCGCCTGAAGGTGGTGATCGTTGGCTCCAACCCGGCCATCACCAAGAACTACTACGGCAAGGCATGGGACCCCAACGCTGAAGCCTCTGGCCCGGAATGCTTCTCGATGAACGGCAAGACGCCGGACCCTGAGTCGCCGTCGCCGCAGAGCGACACCTGTGTCGCCTGCCCCATGAACGCATGGGGTTCCAAGATCAGCCCCAACGGGCAGAAGATCAAGGCGTGTGCTGACCAGAAGCGTCTGGCTGTCGTGGCTGGTGACGACCCGACCGGTCCGATCTATCTGCTTCAGGTGACGCCGGCTGCGCTGAAGGACCTGAACCAGTACCAGAAGGAACTCACGCTGCGCGGTATCCCGCCGGAGGTGGTGTTCACCACCCTGTCGTTCGACACCGATGCGTCCTTCCCCAAGTTGAAGTTCTCTTTCGGTGGGTTCCTCGATGCTGAAACGCAGGAAGTGGCCGATGGTCTGTTCGGTACGGACAAGGTGACGGAGATCACCGGCGAGAAGGCGACGGTCCTCGAAGCCCTGCCGGCCCCTACTCCGGCCAAGCCGCAGTCTGTCCACGTGGTGGAAGAAGCCCCGGAAGTTATCGCTGAGCCGGTGGAGGAAGCCCCGGTCAAGCGTGGGTTCGGTGCCAAGGCTGCTGCGGAACCGGCCCCGAAGGCAGAGGAAGCGCCTGCTCCGAAGCGTGGGTTCGGTACCAAGGCGGAAACCAAGGCGGAAACCAAGGCGGCCCCCAAGCCTACCGTGGTTAGTGCCGAGCCGCAGGGTGGCAGCCTCGCTGACGAGATCGCTGCACTGGTGGGGAGCATGAACTCTGATGACGAGTGATCCGCAACCCCTCGACTTTGCGAAGATCGACTGGATGCGGCGGCGTATGCTGTTGTCCGTCGGTGACATCGCACACCTGTTCGGAGTCTCACGAGCCACCTACTACGGGTGGCTCAAGGGAACCCCGCTTCGCAAAAGCAATGACGAAGCGGTACGGGACATGCTAAAACGGCTCCTTTCCTTGGTCACGGATCACTCGTGGCCAACACCGGAGGCGATGGCAGCGGATCAGAAGAAGCGAAGGGAGATGGTCATCGCGCTTCTGAACCAGCAATAAGAGAGGGCGAGGGGTGGGTCGAGTGACTCACCCCCGCATTGCGGGGACGACATGGACACCAATACATTTCTGTACAAAGTTCTGCCGGCACAAGGAGTGTATGTCGGCGCGCAGTTGTCGTCCTTCGGGATGCGCCATGCGTTCTTCCACACCATCGAGGACCTGAGTGATTGGGCGCTGGACGCCAGCGCACGTGGTGGCAACGTCTACTACACCGTGTCGGCCATGAACGATGGCTCCGAGCGGACTCAGGCCAACACACGAGTCACAAAGCTGGTCGCGCTCGACGTAGACTGCGGCCCCAAGAAGCCATACCCCGGCAAGCGTGAGGGACTGCAAGCCCTGCTGTCGTTCGTCTCCGAGATGTCCCTACCCAAGCCGACGGTCATCGACTCAGGCAACGGGCTGCACGTCTACTGGACCCTGACGGACGAACTGGAGCCGGCTGAGTGGCAGCCACTGGCCAACGCCATGAAGGGCGCGGCTATCGCCAAGGACTTCTACATCGACCGGTCCGTACCGGGCGACAGCGCACGACTGCTACGGATCGTGGGCACCATCAACCCCAAGGGCGGCAACACCGTGAAGGCGCTGATCGACGCGCCGGCGGTTCACCCCGACACCCTGCGGGCGGCGCTCACAGGGTACACTTTGTCGACGCCGAGTATTCTACCCCCTACCTCCCGACAGCAAACACCCACAAGTAAGTTGTCACAAGCCCTTGCTGTCGAGGTCGAGTTCCCTCCGTCCGACCCCGCCGTGCTGGTGGAGAAGTGCGCCCAGATCAAGTGGGCCACCGAGAACCAAGGCGATGTCGAGGAGCCGTTCTGGTACGCCCTGCTGGGTGTCGCTGCTCACTGCGAAGACCCGGAGGCTACGGCTGTAGCGTGGTCACAGAACCACCCGGACTATAGCTACGCCACCACCATCAAGAAGATGGACCAGTGGCGATCAGTGACCACCGGACCGGCGACCTGCGATAAGTTCAGGACCGAGCGACCGAAGGGCTGCGCGAACTGCAAGTTCGCCAACAAGATCACCACCCCGACCCAGCTTGGTACCAAGTACGCAGAGGTGGAAGTCGCCGCCGACGTTAAGGACCCAGTGGCCAGTGAGGTACCGCTGCCGCGCCCGTTCAAGCGCACTGCCGCTGGCATTGTCCAGACCACTGAAGGCACCGACATCGTCATCTCCCCCTACGACATCTACCCAGTTGGTTACGGGCGGGACGATAACCTCGGCTATGAGATCGTGCGCTACCACTGGAAGCGCCCCCACCGTGGGTGGTGTGAACTGGTGCTGCGACAGGCGCACCTCACTGACACCAAGAGCCGAGAGTTTACCACCGACATCGCTGACCAAGGGATCGTGCTGAAGACGAAGACTCAGACAGAAAGTTTCCAGTTTATGCTGCGCTCATACATGGACAACCTGCGCCAGATGCGCGCGATGACCAACATCTACAACAGCATGGGGTTCAAGGAGGACTACCGCCACTTCGTACTGGGCACCACGGTCTTCACCAAGGGCGACGATGGCGCTATCACACAGGAACAAATCTCCCTTGCCTCGTCGACGGCCCGCCTTTCAGGCGATCTGTTCTGCTCACAGGGTAGCCTGTCCGACTGGACCAAGTTCGTGCGGGTGTTTGCACAGGCCAACATGCCGGCGCATGTGTTCATGCTGGGTGTTGGGTTCGCCTCACCGATGCTGAACCTGACCGGTCTCAACGGTGTGACCATCGCCCTGTCTGGGCCGAGCGGCGCGGGTAAGACGCTGGCACAGCTTGTGAAGCAGTCGATCTGGGGCAACCCGGACAAGGTCCACTTCTCTGCCAAGTTCACACAGAACGCTCTGTACAACCGGCTCGGTCTCTACTGCCACCTGCCCATGTCCATCGACGAAGCGACGGTCATCTCGGATAAAGAGATCGGTGACTTCCTGTACATGGTTACGCAGGGCCGGGATAAGACCCGACTGACGCGCTCGGCGGAGGAACGGGAGACCAAGACGTGGTCCTCGATGACCTCGGTGTCCACCAACATCCCGCTCTCGACCAAGCTGTCGGCTGTCAGCAGCGCCACGAACGCGCAGAGCCTGCGCCTGCTGGAGTTGGACCTGCCCCGGCACCCCCTGTTCACACAGAGCACCGACCTTGGCCGGAAGATATACCAGTTTGTGAACAGCAACTACGGGCTGGCTGGCCCTGAGTTTGCCAAGTACCTGCTGGAGTTGGGGCCAGACGAGATCAAGCGGCGGATCAAAGAAGCCACGGAGACGTTCTCAAGTCGCTACCACGGGGCGACGTTCAACGGTGAGGAACGGTTCTGGGAGACCACCCTCGTACTGGTGGACTTGGCGCTGACAATGGCCAGTGAGATCGGACTGATCGACTTCGACCATGAGCCATCACTGATGTGGGTACTGGAGCAGCTTGGGGTCAACCGTCAGGCGCTGACCGATAACACCATGGACAGCTTCGATGTCCTGTCAGCGTACCTGAACGACAACACCAAGTACGCGCTGACGATGATGCACACAGGGGCGAACCCACCGGTGCCGATCTTGAATCGTATGCCACGGGAGGAAGTCCGCATCCGCTACGATATGTACAGGAGCGGGCCGACTGTGCCGTTCAGCACAGGCACAGTGACCGTCGACAGGGCACACTTCCGCAAGTGGCTTGCGATCAACGCCGGCGACTACCGTGGTATGATGAGCCAGTTCAAGGCTGACAACATCGTCATGCCGATCCGTGGTGACAAGGCATACCTCTCCCGCGACACCGACATCAAGATGGGCCAGTCATACGTGGTCCGCCTGAACCTATCCCACGACAGGCTGAAGGGCATACTCGACGAGGCAGAGAACGCCTTCGAGACAGACGCCTTCAAGCGACTGACGGTGGTTAAGTAGCCCCCATCATATCGTAGATCGCCGCGATGTCTTCGCGGTTGTCCATCGGGGTTGTACGAAGCGCCCGCTCACCGGCGGGACGCTTCGCTTCCCTGAGTGCGCGCTGGTTCCCCTGCGAGAAGTTGTTTATCCGCAGCCCGGTACCCGCAGCACCCTCGTTCCACTTGGCCACGGCCTTCTCGATGTCTCGTGCGGCGTCGTTGTCGCCAGCCATCTTGGCCCGGACCCACGCGGTGCGGTACATCGTGACGGTATCTCTACGGTAGTCTGTGATCCGGTTGGCCACACGGATAGCCGCGTACTGCTGCGCCGTCTCCGGCGGCTGGAACCCAGTCAGGCGGGCGGCGAACGTGCCGATGGTAGCTTCGCCCGTGACGGTATAGCCACGCTTATCGACGACCATCCCGCTCTCAGCGTAGGCCATGGTGTCACCAAGGGCGCGGAGCATCGTGACCGGCGTCTCGCGCAGCACATCCGGCAGCCTCACCTGATCCGAGAACGGCAGCCGCAGTGCGTTGTATACCGTCTTCCCAGACTGGATGATGGCAGCAGGCATAGGCCCAGCGATATCTTGGAGTTCGCGCGTCACGTCGGCACCAGCCAGCAGGATGCCAGTACCGGGAATCTGACCGCCCAGCGACAGCTTGGCCCCGATGTCCACCGGCAGGACCATGTTCATCACACCCTGCATCAGCGGCACCGACGCGCCCGGCAGGGCGCTCTCCAGCATCTTGGTGCCTTCGGCGCGGATGCTGCCCATCGTCAGGCCCAGTGCCTGCGCGATGGTGTCCACGATATCTTCTAGGTCCTCAGCGAACGGCAGCCCCTGCAAACCGGAAAACAGGAGCAGCATGAACAGCATGGCGATCTGGCCCTTGCGATCCATGTTGGCCAGCAACTGGATCGCCGTGGTCGGGTAGACCTTGTACATGTACAGAATTGTCTGGATGCCACCGCGCCATGCCGGCGGACGGTTGAGCACACCATACTCACCCATGGTAACGTCGAGAGTCTCGGCGGCGAACCGGCTGGCTGCGTCGTACGCTTCTTGGTCGGTCTTCTTGTCCAGCTTCTGACGGGCGAACTCCAGACGGAAGGCAGCCAGCCCCAGACTACGCCGCGCAGCTTGCTCAGACGTGTTGAACGGAGCCATCCAGACCTCGGTGAACCGCCGCAGGAACGGCGAGTCAGCATAGCCGCGCGAGGTGTTGAGCAGGGCGTTGGACTGCGCCGGGATCATCCGTCCTTCACGGATTTCGGCGGCGATGAACTTGGCTTCGTTGCGGGTCAGACCATATTTCTTGAGGTCAGCTTCAGACATATCGGCGTAGAACTCAGCGGTGTTCAGCTTGGTGTCCGTGACACCCGGTGCGCCCACCTGACCCAGTGCGCGATGATACTCAGAGATAGCGGCACCAGCGCCGAAGCCCCCACCGAAGCCGTTGCGGTCGTTGTACGTGGCGAGGAACGGGATGCCGTTGGTGTAGACACCGATGAAGTTCATCACCGCCGTGGCGATAGAACCACCAAGCTGGACGGCACTGGCGAAGGACCGCAGGCGGGCGGCGGTAGCCCCGGACTCGAAGTTCGAGGTCGACACATCGCGGCTCTCGTTCAGGAACTGGACGGTGCGAGACGCCTCATTGTAGAACTCGTTGCCACGCTCGGCCCCACCCTTCGGGTTGGTGGTCTCGAACATGTACTTGTACCGGTTGTAGTTGCGGCGATCAGTGGTGGTGCCACTGGTCTCGGCCTGCTTCTTGAGGCGGTCCAGTTCCGCCTTGTTGCCGTTCCACAACTCCTGCGACGAGCGCATCGACAGGTTCATCAGTTCGTTGAGGTACGGACGCATCTCGGTCTTGGCGATGGTCGACGCACGGCTGTCGATATGTTTTGAGATGGCCTTGATCGCATCGCGCTCGGC